ATGCGTTCACTGCGTTCACTTGCGCCGACCTCTCCTAGGATAAGGAGAAGTAGCGTCTCTCGCTGGCTACCCACCCGAGCACCGCGAGCGTCAAACCCAATGGGAAGTCTGAAACCTGACCACTAGGTGAGCTTGCGAACCGAGCTAAGGAGTCTGCGACGTGCGCAAGAACAGAAAATCTCAGGTTTCAGAGAAGAACAATAGTTCTGAGTTCCCCGACCACTTCCCTGCACTCCCCGGCCCATGGAGCACACATGACACTATACGACGCGTACGGCCGGCCAGTGGATACCGCGCGGCTCCGCGACGAACAGGCGGCGCCGACGATGAGCGGCGTTCGCAATATCTACTCCGTGATGCATCCATCGGTGGGCCTGACGCCCGAAAAACTCTCCGCAGTATTGCGCCAGGCTGAATTCGGCGATCCCTTCCTGTACCTCGAACTGGCTGAGGAGATGGAAGAAAAGGACCTGCACTACCTCGCGGTGCTGGGCACGCGAAAGGAGAGCGTCGCGGGGCTGCAAATCTCGATCAGCCCGGCGTCGGCGGAGAGCGAGGACCTGCGGCTGGCGGACCTGGTGCGCGACCTGCTGCTGGGCGGCACGCTGAATCTCCCCGACATGCTGTTCGATATCCTCGACGCGATCGGCAAGGGCTTTTCGGCGACCGAGATCATCTGGGACACGTCGGGGCCCGAATGGCGTCCGGCGCGCCTGCTCTGGCGCGACCCCCGATGGTTCGCGCTGGACTGGATCAGCGGCGAGCAACTGCTGGTGCGCACACTCGGTGACGAGACCCGGCAGGCCGGCGCCGCAGACCAGAACGGTAATAGTCACTTCCAGCGTGCATTCACCGGCTTTGGAAATCCACTCGCGAACGGACTGAGTAATCGCGGACCCGGCAATGAACCCAACCTGCAGCCGCTGACGGCGCCGCTCGATCCCTTCAAATTCATAGTGCACTTCTCGAAAGCGAAATCGGGACTGCCGATCCGCGGCGGCATCGCGCGGGCCGCCGGATGGTCGTACCTGTTCAAGAACTACATTTTGAAAGACTGGATAACTTTCGCGGAAGTCTTCGGGCAGCCGCTGCGGCTCGGCAAGTACGGGCCGGGCGCCAACGAGGCCGACAAGCAGGCGCTGCTGAGTGCCGTCGCCAATATCGGTACTGACGCGGCGGCGATCATCCCGGACTCGATGTTGATCGAATTCACGGAGGCGCGGCAGACCGGCAGCGCCGAGTTGTACGAACGCTTTTGTGAGTATCTGGACCGGCAGGTCAGCAAGGCCATATTGGGCCAGACGCTGACCACCGAGATGCCGCGTAGCGGCGGCTCGCGCGCGGCCGCCCAGGTTCACGACGCCGTGCGCCGCGACATCCTCGCCTCCGACGCCCGCCGCTTGGGCGAAACCCTCACCCGCGACCTCGTCAAACCCCTCATCGATTTGAACGCCGGCCCGCAAACCCGCTATCCGCGCCTCAATTTCGTCCTACCCAACGACGGGAACGATCAGGAATTCGCCGCGATTATCTCGGGCCTCATCGACCGCGGCTTGCGCATCAGCCAGCAAACCGTCCTCGACCGCCTGAACCTCCCCGCGGCCTCGCCCACCGACCCGGCCCTTCATCCTCTGGGCTCGCCCACCTCCGCCACTCCCCATCCCGCGCCTTCACCCGACACCACCAACGACGATTAGCCACACCAGGGTGATTCTTACAGTGAATAGCGACTTCGCAAATGCGACGATAAATAGTGAGCATGCGGGAACTTTAGCTGCCGCAAACTCAGTGAAATATATGGACGCCGATACCAATAGCTACTCCAGACGATCGGCTAGTCTTTCGTGCGTACTACAAAGTGCAATATTTCACCCTTTTTTTGGAGGTCCCGCAATGACACATTTAGTCGCGATGAACGACACTCAAAATGAAGGTCAGACTGAGATTGCACTCAAACAGAACGTCGGGGTTTGCGGAACCGTAATTGCTGAGTACAGTCCCGCTCCGGAATGGATTGAGTTGTTACCGGCGGGCGATTTCGCAGGACGCGACGGGCGCGGACCATTTCGGCTGTCGAATCCCGCTGCGGTAATCGCGGCCACCGACGGCCTGCGAATGGAAGCGGGCCTGCCGATCGACTACGACCACGCGACGGATTTTGCGGCGCCTTCAGGGAGGCCCGCACCGGCGGCGGGTTGGATTCATACGATCGAGGTGCGCGATGGCGCGCTCTGGGGAAATATCGAATGGACCAGCCACGGGAGGGCCGCAGTAGTAACTCGCGAGTATCGATATATTTCGCCAGTTTTCGAATACTCAGAGGACGGTGAAGTGCAACGATTGCTTCGCGCGGCGCTCACCAACAATCCCAATCTGTATTTGACTGCGATCTCGGCCCGCGCCGCCCGAGGCGAGCCGGTGTTTCCGAAAAGATCGAGGCGACAGCACGACGCGGGCGCCGCGCACGATCGCTCATTGCAGAGAAACGAGACCGGATCACCGTCCGAGGATTCGGCCGCTGACGAGGGCGACAGTGACACGCTGGCGGTACAACTGCGCGAAGTGCTGGGTCTCGACAGTGAATCGACATCCGATGAAATCGTCGCGGAAGTGCGCCGAGTGCTGGCTGAGGCGTCCAGCACAAGCGCGGACCGACAGGCGGCAGCCGATGGCCCGGGGACACACGCGGCAGAGAGCGCGGCGCTCGCCGACCCATCGCGATACGTGCCGATTGAGCAGTTCGAAAGCACGCTCGCGGAGTTGCACCAGATGCGAGCGGCGAGTGCTCGCGAGCGCGCGGGATTCCGGGTGGATGCGGCGATGAAGGCGGGCAAGATTGTGCCGGCGCAGCGCGAGTGGGCGATCGCATACTGCCTCGCTAACACAAGCGGATTCGAGAATTTCATAGCGCGTCAGCCGGCGATGTTCGCGGGCGTCATGGCGGGCTTCGAGGGCGACCCGGTGAGCGCGCGCGCCAACATCGGTAAAGGCGACGGTCAGGGGCTGGATAATCGCCGCGCCGGAGCGACGTTGACGCGCACGGAACTCGCGGTGTGCGCGAGACTCGGGCTGCGGCCGCATGACTACCTGATGCGGCGAAACGCTCACAACGAATCGATGGCGATTGTTTAGCATTAGTCAGTCAGTGGTCGGAACGGGCACGACTTATCAACGTCAGATGCAAGGGTGACAAGATGGCGGCATTAACTAATTCGCGCAACACACCGGAACTAGCCGATGGGGCTCGCACGATGGCCTACCCAGTAGAGGCAAACACGACTGTGTACCTGGGCAGTATGGTAGCGCTCAATGCGAATGGTAACGCGACGCCGGCAACGAGCGTCCCGGGACTCAAGGTGATTGGACGCGCAGAAATGGTGCTGAACGGAATGCCGGGACAAGACGCAGTGAACAATCCGGGCATAGCGGGCGCTATTTCGGTTGTGGGCCGCCGCGGTGTGTTCATGTACGCCGTGAACGACGCGTCAATCGGTGCGGCGCAGGTCGGTCAACTCGCGTTCGCGGTGGACGATAACTCTATCTCAGCGAGCGATGGGAGCACGGCAACGGCGGTGGTGGCACAGTCAACTACGTTCCCCGCATCAACCTCGGCGCAAGTGATAGACCTTGGACACGAAACAATAGCCAAGGTGAAAGTACACAGCACCTCAGGCGGCGGTACAGTTTACGTCGAAGGGACTGACTACGTGGTGGACTACCAGGCCGGGGTGGTGATGCTGATAGCGGGCGGGGCGATCGCGGCGGCGGCCACTGTTTTTATCGATTACAACTGGGGCGCACCAACGCGCAGCGTGGCGGGACGGATCGCCGGCCTGGATCCGAGTGGCCAGGTGTGGGTCGATTTCTGGCACCAGTCAGTTGCCGGGGTATGAGTGTACCAACCCGGCACGCTCTCGCTGTGACCGAGCGACCACTTCAATAACCGCACAAACGTCCCGACTGAGATTAAGACACCTGAACTTGAAACCCCGAACACCGAGCAGGAACCAATGGAAATAACTACTGCAAATCTCACCGCACTATTCACCGGATTCGATGTAATTTTTCAGCGCGGCTTCGATAAACCGCCTTCCTACTATGAGAAGATCGCGACGGTCGTAAGATCGGCCTCGCGCCAGACTACCTATCCCTGGCTGGGGCGCACCACGAAATTCCGGGAGTGGCTGGGCGAACGGGTGATTCAAGCACTGGAAGCGCACAGCTATACGATCGTAAACAAGGATTTCGAAGACACTATCAGTATCAGCCGAAATGATATCGAGGACGACAACTACGGAGTATACGAGCCGGTGATCGAACAGCTGGGCTGGGATACCAAGGTTCATCCGGATTCGCTGCTCTTCTCGATGATCAAGAACGCCGTGACGACGCCCTCGAGTGTGGTCGGATTCGACGGGCAGCCATTTTTCTCGGCGACCCATCCGGTGGGGCCGCTAGGTGCGGTCACTGATGCCCGGGACACCACCGCGTCGAACGTGAATACGTCGGGATCGGGTCCATTCTGGTTCTTGCTCGACGCCTCGCGCGCGGTGCGGCCGTTCATTTTTCAGCTCCGCCGCGAGTACGCGATGACGCGAATGAATACGCTCACCGATGAGGCGGTATTTACGCGGCGCGAGTTCCGCTTCGGCGTGGACGGGCGGGCGAACACGGGAGTGGGGCTGTGGCAACTTGCATACGCGAGCAACACCGATCTGAGCGTGCCTACAAACTATGGGGCCGCGCGCACCGCGATGCGGTCGATCAAGACCGATGCCGGACTGCCCTTCGGCGCGCTGACCAGTCCCAGCGACGTTTACCTGGTAGTGCCGCCAGCTCTCGAGGAGGTCGGTGCGCAATTGTTGCATTCGGACTTCATGGTGGGGGCGGGAGGAAGTTCAACCGTAACGACTACCAACATCTGGAAGAGCACCGCCACACTGATAGTCAGTGAGTACCTATCCTAAGGCGGCGGGAATAATCGCGGGGCTACAATTCATGCACGCCACCGGAATCCACCGGCGTCGGCAGGACAAACACTCGGCAGGCGCGACTGACTATATGTTGGCATTTCATGCCAAACGCCATCACGCCCTCGAAAAGGAATTGAAATAACGTGTCATACGCATCGCCAAACGACATGATAGCCAGGTATTCTAATCGCGATCTGGTGCAATTAAGTAATGAAGATCCGACCCAGACAGCGATAAACACCACAACGCTTCAGCAAGCGCTGGATGACGCGTCGGCCGAAATCAACGCATATATCGACGGCCGCTTTACACTGCCCCTAGGCGATCCTCCGGTGATGCTCAATCGACTTACCTGCGACATTGCAATGTACCGGCTGCAATCCTTACGCCCACTGCACGATCTGGCGGATGCGCGCCGGCGATACGAAGATGCGATCGAACTCCTGGTCCGAGTGGCTTGCGGAGAAGTAACGCTAGGCTTAGCGACGGATAATGGCGAGCCGTCAGACGCGCAAGGATCGGTAGTCACGCAGGCGGGCGGCGACCCGAGCGGCGATCTGCCACCACGGATATTCGATCGCGGCTCACTCAAAGGCTACTGAGCAATGCGTCGCGCGAACTCCGACAGGGCGGCAAATCGCCGGCGGGCAATTCGTTTGCATAAGGGCTCAAGGCAAGGAGCACTGAGATAAGCGATGGGAGCATACGTATTAGACTGTCCATGGATTGGACAAAGCTACACACCGCCCACGCCGCTGGACATCGGTACGATTGAGGCCGCAATAGTCAGTCGGTTGAGCGCCCAAATCACCATGGTCGAAATCGCGCACTTTCCAGACAAACCCGAGGCCTATCGCATGACGCATCGGATAGGAGCGGCACTCATACGGTACGAGGGGGCGGAGTACGGCGAGGTGATCGACAGTGGGGCGATCGTACAGGAACGCACGCTCAAATTCGAAGTAACGCTGATGATGCGCGACCTGGGGTGGAGCGTCGGGGGTCCGCCGGGTGGTGGCGACCCGGGTGCTTACGCGATGATCGAGTCGATCCGCGGCGCGCTCACGGGATTCCGCGTCCCAGGGTGCGACAAGACTTATCCGCTGCGCGAACGCTTTATCAAACGGGATAAGCAGGGCGGCGTCTGGATCTATGCGATTAGCTTCGGGTTGCGGACAGCGGCTGTAGAAGCGTCGATCCCTGACAACTATCCGTTGCTCACAGTAGCTACTGCAGAGGAACAAGGCGGTATCACGACAGTGAGTGTTGCACCGGCTTTGTATCAATTCAATCAGAGCGGACAGGTCGATTTACCGAACGGCAATGTGTCAGCGGTGCTTGTTACGAATGTCTCCACCGGCGCCCTCTACGCCGCGGGCACGGACTACGCACTGGACACGGTTAACGGAATTATCGCCCTCTCGCCGACTGGCACGATCACGAGCGGCGCATCGGTCAACGTCGGATACACATACGCGGAGAGTGTAACGGCCATTTCCAGCGGGGGCATTGCGCCGACGGCGCCGACTAACTGAGTAAAGCACTGGAAAGGAGCCCACCTAGCCACATTTGTCGGATCTGCCGAACGAATATTCGACGGACTGTCCCAGCAAGCCGAACTAACTATCCAACTACTGGCGTTTGCCAGCCGATAACAGTAGCACCCTGGCAATTGCCGCGTGCCCCGGCCCTGCGGAGGGAACACGCATGAGAAGCCAGCAGAGGAGAAGTAAATGCCTGCATCGTTTCTGCACGGAGTGGAAGTAATAGAGTTGCTTACCGGCCCCGCTCCGATCACCGTGGTGAAATCATCAGTCATCGGACTGGTGGGCACGGCCCCTTATTGGGCAGTGTCTTCAGGCACAACCGCAGCGCCCATCAACACGCCCCTTCTGGTGAGCTCGGCACGAAACGCCGCACAATTCGGTCCGGCAGTTCAGGGGTACACGATACCGTACGCGCTCAACGCGATCCTTGGGCAAGGCGCGGGCCAGGCGATCGTGGTGAACGTCTTCGACATCACCAAACACACCAGCGACATAGTTGGATCGCAAACCTTCAGCGCGGCGGGTGCAATCAATCTCGGACACATGGGTGTCACAAACCTGAGCCTCATGCCGACCGCGACCGCGTCGGTGAGCGCGGAATCCCACACCTTTGGCGGCACACCGGCGACGATCCAACTGGCGCACAGCGGCGTACAAGGGTCGTCGGTAGTGGTAACGAGCAATCCGGCCGGCACGACCTACATCCAGGGTACTGACTATACGGTGGATACTCGCACGGGTCTGATAACCCGGCTGACCGCAGGCGCTATCGGGATCACAGCAGCGGTGCTCGCGAGTTATAGCTACTACTCGGGTACGGCCTATTCGCTCGTTCATGACTACGCTATCGACGCGGTCAACGGGGTCCTCACGCTGCAGTCCGGTGGCGCCATCGCAGCGGGAGCGACGGTAGTTGCTTCATTCAGCTACGCCGATCCGACCAAGGTCCAAGACTCGGACATCATCGGAGCGGTTAGCGGTTCGGGTTACACCGGATTGCAGGCCCTGCTCACGACCTATGGAACGATGGGATTCTTCCCAAAACTGCTGATTGCGCCCGGATATTCGCAGAATGGCGACGTCGCTACCGCGCTGCAGGCCATTGCGGGGACGCTGCGCGGGATGGCATTGATCGACTCACCGCCAAGCACACCGCCCGCGACCGCACTCGCGAACCGCGGCGTCGCGGGAAATGCGTTCGACACGAGTTCGACGCGCGCGATTCTATGCTATCCCCAGGAAACCTACTTCGACATCGGCCTGGTACCGACCGGAGTGACTCTGAATGGCACCAGCGCGGTTCCATCAGTAGCTAATCAAACCGCAGTCGGACCATATTCCCAGTGGGTGGCCGGTGCAATCGCTTTGAAAGATCTTGACAATGGCTATTGGTGGTCGCCTTCGAATACTCAGGTAAACGGAATTCTGGGGCCGGACGTGACGCTCTATGCGTCGCTCCTGGACGCGGCCTCCGACGTGAATAACCTGAACGCGGCGGGCATCGTAACGGTGTTCAATGCGTTCGGGACGGGGCTACGAATATGGGGTAATCGCACGGCCGGCTATCCTACGATTACGACGCCGGACAACTTCATCAACGTCCGCCGAACGATGGACGTGATAGAGGAGTCGGTCGAACTATCGATGCTCCAGTTCATAGATCAACCAATCAGTAACGCCTTGATTACGGCGATATTGGCCAGTGTCAACGCATTCATCCGCACGCTGATCCAGCGCGGTGCGTTAGTGGCGGGCACCGCGAGGTACAATCCCGCGGAGAACGACCCCAGCCAAATCGCTGCCGGCCACCTGGTATTCGACATAGACGTCATGCCCCCGCCGCCGGCCGAGCGGTTGACTTTCAACGTGTACATAGATTCGACGCTCCTGAGTCAACTCGGCACGACGAGCGCATCGACGAGTACCGCGCTGACCGCCTAATCGGATTCGCGCCGCAGCAAACACACAGAGCATACGACGAGGTATTCAGGATAGGGCAATGGATATATCAGTAAATCGAATAACTAACGCAAATATATACATGGACGGCATCGGACTACTAGGTCGAGCGGAGGAGATTCAAGTCGCGCAGCCGCATCATCGAATGGTAGATCACAAGGCGCTGGGAATGGCGGGAACGGCTGAGTTCTGGGCGGGCGTGGAAAAGCTCGAGGCGAAAATCAAGTGGGCGTCACTATATCCGGAAGTGTTGGTGGCAGCGGGGAGCCCCTTCGTAGCGCACTCATTCCAGGTGCGAGGAAGCCTGGATCAATATACGAGCCAGGGGCGGAGCGCGGAACTGCCGGTAGTGTACCTGATGACGGGCGTGTTCAAGGATGCTGGCGCCTTCACGTTCAAACAACACGAGAACGTGGACACTACATCAGCTATAACGGTCTACCATTCCGAGCTATTTATCGCGGGTTCGCAAATACATCTGTACGACGTTCTGGCTAACATCTACGTGGTCAACGGAATTGATCAATTGTCGCAGTTCCGAGCAAATCTCGGCGGTTGATTAGGCTGAGTAGAAAGCATCTGGCACCGTATCTCCGCACTGAACCACGGCTATCGCCCGCGGGATAAGATTCAAACGATCAATAGCACTGGAGTGAGGATTCATGACCGAAGAAGGACGAAGGACAATTTCGTTGCCCTCAGGAAAGCAGGCGGATGTTCGAAAGGGTAAAGGTCGAGACTTGATGCGAGCGCATCGCGCGGTAGCGGGTAATCCGGAACCAATGTCGGTTTCGTTCGCACTGATCGCCGAAGTCGCACGAATAGGAGGAAAACCACTGGTTTACGAGGACTTGCTCGATATGGACCTGGACGATGTGCTGACGCTCGAAGCAGAGGTGATGGGGGTGGGCGACGGCCAGCAAAATTTTCCGTCGCCCGCGGCTCTGCACAAAGAAGCCGAGGACCAATCTCAGCCGCGGCCGTCATCGGACTTATCGCTTTCGGCTTCTCCTTCACAGAGCTAGGGAGAATGGGTATCGACGAACTAGAATATTGGGCAGCCGCCGCGACGGAATACTCGGACGCCGGTCATAGACCCGCGCCCGCTTTGACCTAGGGTATGGCAGCACCACTGACCAGGGAGTGAGTAATGAGCAGACGGGTGTATGTTGGAAATCTGAATTTCGAAATGACCGACGTCCTACTGCGGGAGACCTTCGCTAAAGTCGGAGGTGTCGAAAATGCCGAGGTCATCAAAGACCGATGGACAGGAATATCGCGGGGATTCGGCTTCGTAGAGATGATGACCACGGAAGACGCAGAAGCCGCAATCGGTGAGCTCGATGGCTCAGAAGTCATGGGCCGGCTATTGCGGGTTGCTTTCGCGAAGACTCGAGGAAGCGATCCCCGAACGGACAGCGCTAGCCGGCAGTAGGTCGATTGATCACTGTGATACCCATCCAGCCGGTCCGTACGAAACACGGAGATGCTAACCGCAAGGCACGTTTTCTATTGAACGAAAGAGCTCGGATCGGCAACGTGGTCTCTTCTATCCGCAGGCTAGACGCGGCAGCACGGCACTCGACTTCAGCCGCAAGTACGTCCCAAGCCGTTAATGGTAAGTATGCGCACTTGGGAAAGGTTGAGACTGATAGTAAAAGACCCCTGCGGTCCATGCTCCAACCTTACGGCGTACTGACTAGCTTTCCGACCAGTAGACGTGACCGGAGTGTGAATCGGAGCAGATCAGCACTCATCGCGTGGCTTACTGATCTTGCGAAGGCAATATACGCACACGAAGACACGCGGGCTCGCGAATCGCGAATTTCGGAGCAGGCGATTGAGTCATCTCGAAGAGCTGGCGGTTCAGTTTTTCTGGAGCGGCAGAAGCCCAGAGACCCAACTCACCAACGCACAACGCTCATCAACCAGGCCTTTGGCGCGGATGCGCAATTTGTTCGACCTTTCCGGCAGCCATTACAGCAGCGCTCATCAAATGCGCGGTCGTATCTACGCAATGACCGGTTAACCTCGGACCGTTTTCGGAGGGCCGGGTATGCACACTCTTTTCAGATCTCTTCCGTGCTCGCCAACGAGCTCAGTCGCTCGTTATCGAAAAGCCTTATGGGACCAGTTTCGTCATTTGGACGAGGATCCTCAAGCCTCAAAACCATGATGAAGGTTGGAAGTTCTCATTTGCACGACGGTTCAGAAACCGCGCTAACAGCGCCTGTCGGTGTTGACCTCGCAGTAGTCACTGACCGAGGCATCAGGCTGGGTGGCACGGGCTCGAGGGCAAACGTGTCATTTTCAAGGCTCGGACGAAATACTTCGGACTTTCGCAACGATTCTGAAGAGCATCCTAAACCTTCGCGCGCGGCTTCGTCCGCCAGCGACTTGATTCGAAGATTGAGGGCACCGGCGGAGCCTGTTGCCTCTCGATCAACAGGACCAAGCTCTCGAGCCGGCGCATTTCCACCTCCGCTGATCGTTAATTTCTCACCGACGATAGTTCTTCAAGGCAAAATGGAAAGCGGAAATCTTGAACGCACCGTCGTCCAGGCTATCAGACTGCATAGCCGCGAACTGGTTCAAATCATCAATCGCGAATTGGACACACAAGCTCGTGCGGATTTCTAGTTAAGCAGTGTCGCGGCGCGGAACCAATCTGAGAAACATTTGGAGATATAGATGTTCGCGGTATTCGGTGAAATAGTCTTCGAAGTTCTAACTTCCCCAGATGAATTCGAGTCCACTCGCTCATGGGACTATGCGGAACATCGCGTCGTGGAGAACCGCCCTGCGCTGCAATGGATCGCAGATGACCTTGAAATATTGGAGCTTAGTTTTCACTTCCACATTGCTTTCACTGACCCATCGTTGCAGCTAAATGCCTTAATGGTGGCGGCCAACGATCATGCGGCGCGTCCACTCGTTTTCGGAAATGGGCTCCATCGCGGCTATTTCATCCTCACATCCCTCCGTACTTCCTCGCGTCAAATGAGCGCGGACGGTAGCCTGCTCGCGATCACGGTGAGAGTGGTGCTTAAGGAATGGGCGGAAGGATTCCAGACAATCTCGACTGCCAATCCAGTGGCACTGTTTCCGCTGATCGGGATCGTTGCCGCGCCAGCGGGGACAAGCACCGGGTCGCTAATTTACTCAAGCGCCGCCGGCCAGGGCGATCTATCGAGCCCGCCAGCCACCGCGTATGTGCCAACACCAGTTGCATGGCCTGGAGTCTCACCCCTCCTCAACATCCCCGGGGTCGCGGGCCTGCCTACGCCGCACTTAAGTGTAGGCGACGTGAATCCGAGCGCTATCGTAAGGAGCCCCCACTAGCTTTGACGTAAGTGCCTCAAGTTGAGCCTATAACGGTGACAGAATTCGCAACGGATGTTCTATGCTTAGCTCACAATTTATCCCTCATATCACTATTGCGGGAGAGCGCTGGGACCTTCTCGCGTGGAGGTACTACGGCGACGCGACATTGTATTCGCCGATAATCATGGCAAACCCCAACATACCAATCGAACCTGTATTCGAGGCTGGATTGGCTATCGCGATACCAATATTGCAGCTGAGCCAGAGCCTCACCATAGATCTGCCGCCATGGAAGCTCGGAAATTGAAGTCGTCTCTGAATTGGCTGCGGCGCATCTTTTCCTCGCCAGGTTGCTGTCCAAACTGCCTACGCCCTGGGTTTGGGTCGGCTACCAGATACCGCTTCGCTTGCACGCCTTTGCGACCGAGACGCCGCAACACAAATAGCGAAGTTTATCGAAGCCATTCGAATCGCGGAATTATACTTGAGCCACCTCACGCCATTAGCGCAGCAGGCGCGTCGGCCTTGAAAGATGCCTCGTGCGTGAGCCCTCTGGAAACGTTTAAGATCATGCCGACAAAGGACGCG